TCTATACCGCCCCACACCCAGAGCAATATCCACAAATTGCAATTAGCCCTGAGATAGTTGGTTATGTTGCACCACAGCGCACATGGGTTGACTTGACACGAAAACAAATGGCCGAGGTCTTTTGCGACGACAGGTGGCAAGGGCGGCCAGAGCTGATGCTTTTGAGAGCGCAGCAATTACTCAAGGATAAGAACACAAGGGAAAAACAATGCCAAGACAAAAAAGTGAAATAACCAAAGGTGTTTATGTCAACATCAGAATGAGCAAAGAACAAAAAGAATTTTTTATGGACATGGGAGGGGCTGATTGGTTGAGAAAACTTATAAACAGACAGCTCCAGCAAGAGCAAATACAAACAAAAGAGGTCAAAAATGACTGAACAAGATTTAATGGACGCTCATCACAAAGCTGTTGATTTCATAAGGGATAACGCTAAAGTTTACGCAAAAGCCAAATCTAACAGGGTTTACCTGGAGGAATTCAGAAAATCCAAAAAAGCATTGTTGATGAAAGACGCAATGACGCAAGGCATCCAAGCCGTTAACCAGCAAGAACGTGAAGCATACAGTCACGATGAATACATTGAATTGCTTATGGGATTATCTGAAGCGATTGAGATTGAAGAAACGATAAAATGGAAAATGGAAGCGGCAAGACTCAGAGTAGAGATTTGGCGCACCGAAGAAGCCACTAATCGGGTCGTAGACAGGGCGCACACATGATACCCAAGCGAACCTATGTTAGATCGAAAAAACTGCTAGAAAACGCCCGTAATTTGCCTTGTCAAAACTGCGGTAGAGACGATGGAACAGTAGTTGCGGCTCATACAAATTGGGGCGGGGGTAAGGGGCGGGGCATAAAATCTGACGATAATCTTATTGCCAGTTTGTGTTATTTGTGCCATACCCAAGTAGACCAGGGGCGCAAATCTTCAGACGAACGTAAGCAGATGTGGCTGAATGCCCACAAAAAAACCGTAGATTTGATGCAAAAACAAGGGTTATGGGTAGTTGACGTACCCGTACCAGATGTGTCAGAATTGTGGTGAGATAATGCAGTTGTCTCTTTGGGGTATAACAGCCCCACTTTTTTATTTTCTTTGCAAAGGAAAAAATCATGGGTTATCCCAAAATGGAAGTTGAGCCTAAAGGCGCTAAAGCTAGTGACCGTACAGGCGAGAAAAAAATTGGTGCGTCTAAAGTAGATCGTGAAATGGGCGGTGTGCCGTCTACAACAGGGGCTAAAGCACCTAAAGCCGCATTATCTAGCGACATGACTGGTGAGCGTAAAATGCCCATCGCTGGTGGCGTAGGTATGGGTAAAATGGACGGCATTGGTTCACGTGATGGAAGTCACATGGGTCGTGTTGACGGACGTTGCGGTGAAATGAATGATGGTTCTATGGAGCGTGAGTGTTATTCACATGAGCGCATGCCACATACTCAAGATATGAAGTAATAAAGCGAAACGCCCTGGTGGGAGCGCACCAAGGCATTTCTAACCAAATCAAAAAGGGGGTTTTGAATGGCTGAGATAGATTCTACAAAGACTTGCGATGGCTGTACATACTTTCAATGGCATCAGCAAACACAAATGGGCGTTTGCAGACGATACCCAACATATCAAAGTCGTCACAATACTGAATGGTGCGGCGAATTTTCGCCAATAATTCTTGCGTTACCCGTTATCTCACTTCCAATGCTAGACGTTGAACGAGACAAACAACAACAAAACTTTATTTCAGAGCTTGATACGGTTATTAACAAAACCATTGATGAAGCTATTGGTAACGAATTGCCAAAAAATAAAGGCGGCAGACCAAGAAAGGTGACACGCATATGAAACCATTACGAGACAAATTGTTTGTCAGACCCGAAAAACGAATTAAATCAGAGCTGTATGTCCAATCAGCAGAAGTTGATACTGTCGGCATCGTAGTAGCTGTTGGCGATGAAGCCCAGGCAGAGGGGCTAAATATTGGCGACAAAGTCTATTTTGGCACTTTAGCCAAGGATTACAAAGACGAATACCTCAAATACACAGAATTTAAAGACAACGGTGAACGGCTGATTGTTATGTCCTGGCAAGACGTTTGTTTTGTCGAGGAACAAGAATGAAAGAAGTCTTTACAGTTAGCTATGACCCGNTGACTAAGGCTGGGTCAATAAAGTTTACTGACGAATTCAANAGCTGGGATTCAAAGTATCACGTGGAAGTAGCNAAAATGAGTTTTAATTTATTTAACAAAATGAACAAGGAGCTGGAAAATGCCATNAAAAAAGTCAAAAAGCCCACAAGCATTCAAGGAAAACATTAAAACTGAGGTAAAGGCGGGTAAACCCGTAAAACAAGCTGTTGCCATAGCGTACAGCGAAAAACGTGAAGCGCAAAAACGAGACGAAAAGAGGAAAAAATGATTACATTCAAGAATTTAACTGTAAAAGAAGCAGAAACAATCCTAATGGGGCTAATGGAGCTACCTAAAAAATTGGCTGATGAGTTACACGCCAAGTTACACGCTGACGCAACTGCTCAGTATCAAGCTGTCGTAAAAGCAACAACCGCAGAAACTACTGATGAAACGCCCCCAGCGCAAAGTTAACGAGCTAATACCCTACATCAACAACAGTAGGACGCATTCTGATGCTCAAATCGGACAAATAGCGGCAAGCATCAGAGAATTTGGCTGGACAAACCCAATATTGATTGACGGAGAAAACGGCATCATAGCGGGTCACGGAAGGCTAAAAGCGGCAATGCTACTGGGNATGGAGGAAGTGCCCGTTATAGAGCTATCTCATCTGTCTGAGACGCAAAAAAAAGCGTACATCATTGCTGANAACAAACTGGCAATGAATGCTGGATGGGATATGGAGCTACTCAAGTTGGAGATTAGCGAATTGGAAGATAAAGACTTCAATCTTGATTTGCTTGGGTTCGACCCGTCTGAGCTACAGCTGGATGAGCCTGATTATTCGGTATTGGACGATGAAGACATCGAAAAACAGCTGGATGATATGGCGCAAGGGGTTCGCAAGGCTATTCAAATCGAATTTGAGCCTGACCATTATGAGGAAGCAACACAGCTAGTGAAATACTGGCGTGAACAACACGCTTATGTTGGTTACATGATTATGGATTTTCTGCGAAAAGAGAAAAACAAAGCATGAAATGCTATTACTTGGTTGGCTATCACGGTTGCGGTAAGACAACACAGGCTAACAAGCTAGAAGCAGAACATCCAATTTTCAATTTCATTGGCGGCAAACCAGGATTAGACGCTGTCCCGAACGTTCAAACCCTAATGAAAGAGGTTAGAGCAAGCAAAACCGATATGTTTATACACGGTTGCATCTTTCAGACAGAGCCAATGCTCAAGCGTTTATCCCTGGCAACTGAGCTTCATATCATTGTTATGCACACTTTCCCCAAAGAAGTAGAAGCAAGGACGTTAGCCAGGGGCGCAGACAGCTACAACATCAAAAAATACAAAACGCACTATTCATTCATTCGTAAGCTAAAAATGTGGATGGACGAATACAATTTTCAGGTTCATATCATTGACAACAATGCGTCTATTGAAGACGTATACAAACAAATTAAAAAAATATGTGTGCGATAGTAGGTTTTGTAAGTAAAAACCCTAGTGATGAAGCAATAAAAACGCTGAAAAGACTGTTTCTTGAGTCAAAAATTAGGGGTAAACACGCATACGGGTTTGCGGCAAAAGACAAAAAAGGTGTTACGGCAGTCAAGGAGCACAACTTAAAAGCGCTTATCAGTCAAATCGAAATGCCAAATTTGCTTATCGGACATTGTCGGTATTCCACCAGCGGGGACTACAAAGACCACACTAACAATCAGCCAATACAGTTCAAAGATGAATACATGGCTTTCAACGGCACGATTGACATGAGAACAAAACCCGAAATGGAAAATGATTACAACATCGTAATGGAAAGCGATAACGATGGCGAAATAATGCTTCAATCCAAAGACAGGATGAAGCTGTTAGACGGCAACATAACATTTGCTGGGTTATTCTTAAAAGGCGATGAGATCACGGCATTCAGAAACGAACACAGACCCGCTTATTGGGCTGTAAAACACGATTCACTTTACATAGCGTCAACAGCCGACATAATGATTAGAAGTCTGCTCAGACCGATACCTTTAACAGCCAACGAGGTCTATAAATGGACGGTTTAGCTGAATACCTCAGTTATCACCGTCAATCCTCAATAGCGAAGGATATAGACCCTCAAAATGACTGTTTACAGTATGTTGCCAACAGATTTGAGCTAAATATGGAACAACGCTACTGGTTAGCATTTCTGTTCGGAACTTGTTACTGCGCCCCAACGGTCTATTACATATACAACGAATTTCCTGATTACAATACTGTAAACATTGACAGGCTTGAGAAATGGTGGAAAGCAAATAAAGACCGATTGTTGTTTCAAACTGACAGACAGCGAGTGAGGAGCAACGACCAGTTTGTTCAGTCATTTATTTCTTATCGTCAAATTGTGGGTAAGAATCAAGAAAACCACTTTAGTGCGTTTAAAAAGCAAGACCCCAAGTCTACCTATGCCAATGCGTTTGAGAGCATGTCTGACGTGTTTTCCTTTGGGCGGTTTACCATGTTTATTTATCTGGAAATGGTATCGGTGCTTACTAACTGCAAAATGATACCGATTGATCTTGATTTAAAGAACGCTGAGAGTTGTCGCAACGGGTTAGCATTAGCATTAGACCGAAAAGACCTGTTTACGCACGTTGTAGACAAAAAGTTAACAAAAGACGATTATCAAGACCTAAATACGGGATTGCTAAAGATAATTGACGAAATAGAAAATCTCACAATAAATCACAAAAACCTGTTTTCAATAGAAACTACCTTATGCGCTTACAAAAAAGCAAAGCTGGGTAAACGCTACATTGGGTACTACATAGACCGAAACAGGGAAGAAATAGAAAAGATGAGTAAAAACGTACCCCAAGGCGTAGATTGGTCAGTACTCTGGGAGTTTAGAAAAACAAATTATGACAAAAAGTACCTTAAGGAACTAACATGAAACGGGTTGACCTTATAAAAATAGATCACAACGTCAAAATTGGGGATGTATGCGGTCATATCAAACCCAACATAACTGAAGACAGTATTTTCTACGATGGCGATCAACCCGTGGGCTTTTACATCAAGGAAATCACGGGCAAGCTCAAACAGCTAGTGGACGTAGCAAACGCAGAGCTACTAAGCGACAGAGTGCCTAAAACAGAAATGAGACGTTCCAGCGGTATGGCAAACCCAGCTAACGAGGTAAACCAATACAGCACCATAATCGGTTCTTGCCCTCCAAAACCACACATGAAACGCCCGTATCCAATGATTTCAGGCGTTCACAACATCAAATCAGCTCAAACCTTTATCAAAGCAATGCTATTAGCTTGTAAGGAATCTGAAGACCTTATAAGGGAAATAACACCGAGCATATTTGACACCCAATTTGCTATTGTTAACGAAAAAGTACCACCAAAGTTTCGATTTGGCAGACTATTCACGTCAAGCATCTCAAACTTCAACATTCCAGCACCGTTTCACAGGGATGCGGGTAATTTAGAAGGTTGCGTCAACGTCATCATAGCAAAGAAAAAAAACGCACGTGGGGGAAACACAACCGTACCCGATTACGGGGCAACAGTTGACAGCAGAGACAATTCAATGTTAGTCTACCCAGCATGGCGAAACGTACACGGCGTCACGCCTATTGTGCCAACTCAGGAAGGGGGATACCGCAACAGCCTTGTTTTCTATCCTCTCAAAGCATTCAACAACTACTGGGACGAAAAGTAACTATTTCCCCTTAATAAAAATGCCAGCACTTCACGTACCTACTGAAAACGATAAAAAGCAAGTCGAAATATCGGCTGGGCTTGGCTTACCTCACGAACAAATTGGGGCGCTTATCGGTATAGACGACAAAACCCTACGGAAACATTATCGACAACAGCTGGACATTGGGAAGGCTAAGTCAAGTGCGGCTATTGCCAGGTCACTTTACAACAAGGCTATGGGTGGGGATACGACAGCAATGATATGGTGGACAAAAGCCCAAATGCGCTGGTCTGAGACGGTAAAGAATGAAGTAACAGGCGCTGATGGCGAACCATTCGATATTCAAATTACCTTTGTAAAGCCAAAAGATGAATGAAGTCATAGAGTACGATGAGGAAGTAATTGGCAGAACGCTGTCCAAAATAGAATTTCCTCTCAAACTCGAATGCCTATTCAACCCAGCTCAAGCCCGTTACAGAGTGCTTTGGGGCGGTAGGGGCGCATCTAAGAGCTGGAACGTAGCAAGAGCGTTGCTTATCAAAGGGTACAAAAAACAGTTGAGAATACTGTGTGCCCGTGAATACCAAACATCTATCAGGGATTCTGTTCATAAGCTGTTGAGCGATCAAATTTTGGCCATGAACATGGAATCGTTCTATGAGATTACTCAAAACAGCATCAGGGGTCTAAACGGTACTGAGTTTGCTTTTGTCGGTCTCAAAAACAACGTAGCAAACGTAAAATCATATGAGGGTATTGACGTCTGTTGGGTTGAGGAGGCACAAAGCGTTTCAAAATTTAGCTATAACGTACTCATTCCAACTATCCGTAAAGAAAACAGCGAGATATGGATAACGTTCAACCCAGAGCTAGAAACAGATGAAACGTATCAGCGCTGGGTGATTGCTCCACCAGATGGGGCTGTCGTACAAAAGATCAACTGGAGCGACAATCCCTGGTTTCCAGAGGTGTTGAAACTTGAGAAAGACGCACTCAAAGCCCGTGACTTGGAAGCATACAACACAGTTTGGGAAGGCGTTTGTCGGCAGACGGTGGACGGTGCTATATTTGCTAAAGAGCTACAAATGGCAGAGCTGGATGGACGTATTACTCGTGTACCTTACGATGCGACCAAACCCGTTCATGCGATATTCGATTTGGGTTGGAGCGATGCTACAGCGATTTGGATACTGCAATTTATCGGTATGGAAACCAGAATAATCAAATACATTGAGAACAGTCAGCAAACGATTACTTGGTACTTGTCACAACTTCAATCATTCGGGTATGTATATGACACACTTTGGTTGCCTCATGACGCTGAGAACAAGACGTTGGCTGGAAATGGTCGCAGTATTGAAGAAATTGTCCGAAATTCAGGCTACAAAACCCGCATAGTGCCTAAAGTGCCTGTTGTAGATTCAATCAACGCCGCACGTACAATATTCCCAAATTGTTATTTTGATAGAGAAAATACGCATCAAGGGTTACAATGCCTCAGACATTATCGGTATGAGGTAGACCCAGAGACGGGAATGTTCAGCAAAACGCCTCTACACGATCAATACAGTCATGGTGCTGATGCTTTTAGGTACATTGGGCTGATGATAAACGAACCCAAAAAGCCGATTAGACAAAAAGCAACAATGCAAATACCTACAAGTTGGATGGGATGATTATGGCAAGCACATACACAGCTGAAGAATTTGATGAGCGTATTACTGAGGCGCAAGAATACCTTAGACTTGCTTCAGACGCTGATTCTAACAACCGTCAAGAGGCGCTTGAAGACCTCAAATTTGCCGCTGGAGACCAATGGCCTGTTGAGATTCAGAACAGTCGCACATTAGAAGCAAGACCTTGTCTCACAATCAACAAAATTGACCCCAACGTCAGGCAAATTACAAATCAAATTCGTCAACAAAAGCCCAGGATGAAATGCCACGGGATGAACAACGAATCAGACAAGAAACTTGCTGACATTATTTCGGGCATATTCAGACACATTGAGGTTCAATCAGACGCTGATGAAGCGTATGACAACGCAACAGACTTTCAAGTAAGGATGGGCTGGGGATATTGGAGAATCGTTACAGACTACATATCTGAAGATTCGTTCGACCAAGACATCTACATCAAACGTATTACAAACCCTTTCACCGTCTATTTTGACCCTAACAGCGTAATGCCAGACGGTTCAGACGCTGAAAAGTGCATGATTACAGAGGTCGTGTCTAAAAATGTATTTAGGGCTATGTATCCTGGTGCTGATGTAGACGGTTCAGGTTTCAACACAAGAGGCACGGGGGATTCAAACCCAGATTGGGTAATGCGTGAGGATATTCGCATTGCTGAATACTTCTATACCAAACGAGAACAAGTTAAATTGCTCCTATTAGCCGATGGACAGAAGTTTTATGAAGACGAAATACCTGAAGAATACAAACCTTTTGTCGTAGACAAACGGGATACATTACGCAAAAAGATTCATTGGTGCAAACTAACAGGAATGCAAATACTTGAGGAAGGCGTTTGGGCTGGTAAATATATCCCAATCATTCCCGTGTACGGTCAACAGCTGATAGTTGAAAACAAACGTAAGAAATACGGGTTGGTCAGAATGGCTAAAGACCCGCAACGTATGTACAACTTTTGGACTACAGCGTTAACTGAATCAGTCGCACTTGCCCCTAAAGCTAAATGGTTGCTTGCTGAAGGACAAGATGAGGGTCATACAGAAGAATGGGCTAATGCCAACATCAAGGCTTACCCCGTATTGCGCTACAAGCAAAAAGACATTGACGGGATGCCCGCACCCCCACCGATTCGTCAGCAACCTGAACCGCCACCAACAGGCGTTATGTCTGCGATGGAGGTAATCAACAATGATTTGAAGAATGTTTTGGGTGTATTTGACCCAAATCAGCTACCAACAGGCAACATATCAGGCAAAGCGTTACAAGGTCAGCAACAGCAGATCGACATGACGAATTTCCATTATTACGACAACTTCACCAGGTCATTGCGCTGGACGGGTAAGGTAATATTGGACTTGATACCAAAAATTTACGACAAAGAGCGTGTTGTACGAATCATTGGTGAAGACGGCAAACCAGACCTGGTTACGGTAAATCAACAAGGTCAGGATGAAAACGGTGTCGAAAAAGTGCTAAACGATGTAACCGTGGGTGAATACGATGTAGTGATGGATACTGGTCCAGGGTTTAACTCTAAACGCCAGGAAGGTGCGGAAATGATGATGGGTCTGTTTACTGCTGAACCTGCATTACTTCAAACCGCAGGTGATTTGCTCTTTAGAAACATGGATTTCCCTGGTAGCGACATCATTGCAGACCGTCTTGCCGCCGCAAATCCGCTTGCTCAGATTGACGAAAAGTCTAATGTGCCGCCTCAAGTTCAGATGCAACTGGCGCAAAGTCAACAGACTATTCAACAGCTACAACAAGAGCTACAAGCGTTACAACTCAACTTAAAATACGGTGTAACGGTCAAACAAGTTCAAGAGCAAGCTGAAACAGCCAGGGAATTGATGCGTCAAACCAACAAGGCTCATGAGGTTGAAACGATGGCTCAAGTCAAAGTTGACGACCAAAACACACGTGCCACAACAGCACAGAACAAAATTGAGATTGAAGCGTTCACCGATTTGTTGCTTCACCACATGGACACAAGGCGTTTGGAGCAAAAGCTCAAAATGGAAAATGAACAACAAGCAAAAAATGAGGGAAAAGCGAATAAAGACGTAGAGGCAAATAAGCCGCAAACTGCTTGACGTTTGAATAATTTCGGGTTATATTGCCCTAAACCTTACTGGTGAGGCACACCAGCACAAAATCGGAGCTTGAGAAATCATGGCTGATAGAGAAGCAAGTAATGTAATCACCAGCGAAAATTCAGGTGAGTTTTATGCCAATAAACTTGGTTTAGCAACTGAAACATCTAGTGAGGCTGTTGTTGAGGATACTCCAACAGAGCCAATAGAGACAAATCAGGCGAGTGAATCAAAGGCAGACGACAACACCAAAACGACAGAGGAGGGAAAACCCAACCCCAAAGTCAAAATGCGGTTTGATGAGGTAACTAAAGCCAGAGATATGGCACGTCAGGAAGCTGACCGTGAGCGTCAAAGAGCTAGTGATCTTGAAAGGCAGATTGAGGAACTGAAGAAAACCAACAGTCCTACACAGACTTTTGATAACGATTCAGAGCCACAACCTTCACAATTTGCAGATGCGTTTGAATACGCAAAAGCATTGAGCGAATGGTCTGCTGAGAATGCTGTAAAGCAAATGAAAAGGGCTGAAGCTGAATCTAAGATTGCCGCTGAACGTGCAACAGTCATTGAAGCATGGCAAAAGCGACAAAACGATGTGAAAGCTGAAATACCCGATTATGAGGACGTAATATCATCATCTGAATTGACCGTTAGCGACCAAGTCAGAGATGCGATTATTGAGAGTGATGTTGGACCAAGAATCCTGTATCATTTAGCCGAAAATCCTGAAGTTGCTGAAGCATTGTCCAAGAAGTCCGTAATATCCGCATTGAGAGAAATTGGAAAATTGGAAGCAAGGTTTGAACGTAAGGACGAACCAACTAAGCCTGTCGCAACTAAATCGAATGCGCCCGCACCGATTAAACCGCTTAGAGCGACATCTACTGTGGCTGATGTGAGAGTTGATTCAAACGGTCAATTTCATGGAACATATCAGCAATGGAAAGAGTCACGCAGAGCTGGTAAGATCAGGTAATAAACAATTTTTCATAGGAAATTATCATGTCGAATAATCTTTTGACGATATCAAAAATCACCAATGAAGCCCTCATGGTGTTAGAAAACGAGTTGACCTTCACAAGCGAAGTGGATAGAAATTACGATGATCAATTTGCCGTGGTTGGAGCTAAGATTGGTAACACAGTTAACGTTCGCAGACCTGGTAGGTTCATTGGTACTACTGGTCCAGCGCTTAATGTGGAAGACTTTAACGAAACTTCAGTACCTGTCACACTTTCCACGCAATTTCACGTAGACACTCAGTTTACAACTCAAGATTTGGCATTATCTTTAGACATGTTCTCTGACCGTGTGTTGAAACCAGCTGTTGCGGCAATTGCTAACAAGATTGACAGAGACGGTTTGAATACTGCTTTGTACAATACAGCTAACATCGTTGGTGTTGCTGGTACACCCCCAACAGGATTGATTACATTCCTGACAGCGGGTGCTTACCTAGACGCTGAAGGTGCGCCACGTGATGGCAGACGTTCATGTATCATCGAGCCATTCACAACTGCAACAATCGTTGACAGTTTGAAAGGTTTGTTTGTGCCACAAGAGGCGATTTCTGAGCAATACAGAAAAGGTCTTATGGGCAGAGACAGCGCAGGGGTAAATTGGCGTCTTGACCAAAACGTTGTGTCACAAACGTTTGGTTCATATTCAGGCGTAACGCTACAAACTAACACAACAACCTTCACGGGTGCGTTAACAAGTGGCTGGTCACAATTCTCCACAATCACAATCAACACAGCGTCTAGCACAGCTACTGTAAACGCTGGTGACGTGATTCAGATTGCTGGTGTATATGCAACTAACCCACAAAACCGTCAAGCGTATGGCTCTGGTAAACTGCGCAACTTCGTTGTTATGGCTACTACTGCTCTTACAACTGGCGGTAACGCTGTTCAAGTTTCTCCAGCGATTATTACTGGCGGTCAATTCCAAAACAGTATCATCATCGGTTCTACTTCTACAACAGCAACAGTAACACCATTCAACAACACAGGTACTTTGTCACCACAAAATATCATGATGCACCGCAATGCGTTTACGCTTGCAGTAGCTGATTTAGAGTTGCCTGAAGGTGTACATTTCGCTGGTCGTGCTAGTGATAAAGAAGTCGGTTTGTCAATGCGTGTAGTACGTCAGTACACAATTAACAACGATTCAATCCCAACACGTCTCGATGTGCTGTATGGATGGGCACCACTCTACCCCGAGTTGTCTTGCCGTATTGCCGCTTAATCAACATAAAGGAAATTCAAAATGAGTAATCCTGGACCAGCAACCACAGTATCGGCACACCCAAGTAATGTCACAACGAACCAAGCGTTGCGTCTTATCGGTGTTGCCAAAGGCGTTAACTTAGCGGCAACTGGCTTCACGCCTGTACCAGTCGTTAACAGCACGGCTTATTTGCCAAAAGAAATGATTGTTACCAACGTGAATAACGCTGGTGCGGTTGTTTCATTGTCAACAACTACTGCTTTGGGTATCACAACCACAAACGCTGGGTCACCATCCAGTCTGTTTGGTGCTTTGACAACTGCACAAATCTCTGCATTGTCAACAGCAGTTTTAG